TTATTTTGATTGTTCTACTGCTTTGTCGAATAGCTCAGCAGTAGATTTTTTTATTTCTTCTGTAACATGGATGTAGATATCGTCTGTAGTTGATACTCTTGAGTGTCTTAGCCTTTTAGATATTTCTTGGCTATTAGCTCCTACTGAATATAAAATTGTTGCGTGGGAGTGCCTTAGTCCATGGAAGGTAATCTTTTTCATTTCATATTTCTTTACATATTTGGTAAATGTTTGTGAGATATAAGTAGGTCTTAAAGGTCTACCATCTTCCCATCTGCAAACATACTCTACTTCTATTTTTGTTTTTAATTTGTGTTTCTTTTGTTCTTTCAAGACAGATTTAAGGACAGACGTTAGTTCCTTAGTTAAAGCTACTTTAGCCTCACTAGCAGGAGTTTTAGTATTTTCTAATACTAAACCTTCGCCTTTCTTTTCAACCATGTTGTGATTCACCATTATATAGCCCTCTTTTAGATTGATATCTTCCCATCTTAGGGCTGCAATTTCACCTTCCCTTAGCCCAGTATGATATGCAATAAACACAGGTAAATATATAGTTGTGTCTTTGATTTTATCAAGAAAGTCATTTATTATATTTATATCCCAGTACTGGATATTTCTTTTATCATCAGCTGGAGGTTTAGCAGCATCAACATAGTTCTTAGGTATCATATCCCAATCCACTGCTTGCTGCATTGCCAGCCTGAACATTTTGTGAGTTTTAAGAATGGTTCCATCTGCATATCTTCTTTTTGTTTCGCCATTTTTAAATGTTTTCATTTCTTTTGACATAGCAGAATAGAATTCATCAATCATTTTAGTTCTTAATTTATTCAATTTTACATTTCCAAGATGTTCCTTAATACAATTTACAAAGGTTCTATATCTTCTCTCTGTATTATAAGCTAGTTTATCTTTCACAAATGTTTCAAACCAATCTTCAAGAAAGACGCTTAAAAGAATTTCTCCTTTAGAACCCAATTCTCCTTTGTCATATTGCTCTTGAATCTTTACTTCCCAGGCCTTAGCTAATTTTAAATTTTCTCTGCTTTTAGGTTTAAAAGTTTTTGTTTTTCTTATTTTTTTACCAGTGATGGGATCTGCACCTAAAAACACTTCTACATAATAACCACCTTCTATTTCTCTTATGGCCATTATATTTTCACCTCCTTTCAAAAACCTACGTTCTTTTTTGGATTTATATTAAAAAGCCTATTGAGGCTTTGAAAATTATAAATTTATTCCCATACCTCTATAATAACTAAAGGATCAAAATATACTGCATAGTTATCAATTACGAAAAATTGACCATGTTTTTGGCTATAGTATTTTAAAACTTCTTCTATGTACTCTTCTGTAACATCCAGGTATTCAGCCAATTCAAATCTATTTCTAACTCCAGATTTATAGGCATTAACTAAATCCATAATTCCTACTAAGTTTCTATACCCCCAAGCCCGAGCTAATCTTTCTTGTTTTCTATTATTAATATCTGATTGATCTAATATATTTCCTACAGTTGTATGGTAATGTCCTAATTCTTCAGCTAAAGTACATTTTTTTTCTGTATTGTTTGGAAGGTCTTTTTTTATAGCAATTCTTTTTCCTTTAATTCTCCCCTTATAAGCTTTTAGAGGTTTCTCTTTTACAATTAATCCGTGCTTTTCTGCTTCTATTACTAATCCTTCATAAGTCATTTAATCAGTCCCCCTGTAAACTTCTTAAAAATCGTCATCATCCATTATAGCATTATCATGAGCCTTGTCATCTTCAGAAGCTCCTTCAATTTCATGAGCTGCATTAGGTAGTAGGTAGTCTGGTGTGTCTCTTTTTGCTTCAAGTTCTTGAATATATTGATTCAATCTTTTTATTTCGTCTAAGTTCAGAGATGAAGCTCTTTTAAACAATTCAGTTAGTAAGTTAATATTTTCATGGTGCTCTAAAGGAATTTCGTTAAAATCTATAGTTCCGTCAGCAAAAATATGATTTGCAGCTACAATAGTTTCTTCTCTTGTAGGTTTCTTTTTTTCTATTATTTTATCTAATTCTTTTAAAAACAATATTGTATCTTCGGATAAACTTAAATCTATATCAGAGAGATTGTGATTTTTCCTTGAGTGATCATCATGATAGTGGTCATCTTTATCCCAACCCATAAGATATGGCATACTGACATTTAAAGCTTTGGCAAAATCTTTTGCCTTTTCTATATCAAGAGTTTTGATTGCACCATTTTCATACCTCTGAATTGTGCTTTCATGAAGTTTTACTTTCTCACCCAATTCTTTCATGGTCATTTTAAGATTTTTTCTTGCAGTTCTTAATCTTTTACCAAATTCTTGATTATATTTGTTATTATCGTACAAATTAATCCCTCCTCTTATAAATTGATTATACCCATTTATTTAATGGTATGCAAGATTATTTAAAATAAATTTAAAAAAACTTGCATGAAATGCTTGACAATATTTTAGAGTTAATTTATACTAAAATCATAACTTGCAGGATATGCAAGGAATTACTGGGAGGTGATGTTATGAATATAGATAAATTAAAAGGAAAATTAGTAGAGAAAAAGAAAACATATGAGGATTGTGCAAATGTATTAAACATTAGTATTACAACTTTTAGCAACAAAATAAATGGTAAAGGAAGATTATATATTGATGAAGTTAACTTGTTAGCATCTTATTTGGAACTAACAGATACAGAAAAAATAGATATTTTTTTAAATTAAAACTTGCATAATATGCAAGTTGATAAAATACAAAGGAGTTAAGTCAATGAATAATTTAATGAAATCAGAAAAAAAGTTGATTAATGTATCGTATGAGAATGGGGAACAGGTAGTATCTGCAAAAGAATTATATCTAGGCTTAGGGTTAGATAGAAGTAACTGGTCCAGATGGCAAAAAAGTAATATTTTAGAAAATGAATTCTTTAAGGAAAATATTGACTGGGTGGGGGTTCGTCATAATGACGAGGGCAATGCAACAATGGATTTTGCTATTACTTTAGAATTTGCTAAACATATTGCTATGATGGCTAGAACTGAAAAATCTCATATGTATAGAAATTACTTTATTAGGTGCGAGAAAGCCCTTAAAGAAGTCTATCATATTTCAGAAACTGCAATAGTGAATAATGTAATGAGTGTTATAGAAGATAAGCTAATAAACACCATAGATAAAAGATTATCTGTATATGAAGAAAACTATAGACCAACTCATGCAAATAAAATAGACATTAATAACTACATTAAAAATAGTCTAGGTGATGATAGAGAAATTGGAGAGGTTGATTTAGTGAAGCAAAGAGTTCTATTAATGCTAGATGCCAATGCGTGGCAAGATGTTCCTTATAAGAAATTGACGAATAATATGAGATTAATTGATGAGAGTATAAGAGCAGTAAAAAGCTTTAGATCTAAATCACAGTTAAGTTTATTTGAGAGATAAAGGAATAAGGAAATTCAATATAAAGTGAGGTGAGAAGAGTGGGGAAGGAATTAAAAGGGTTGGAATCGGAAGTTAAAATCTACACTACAAAAGATTTAGCAGAAATATTTGGTGCGTCTGATGAAACCATCAGAAGAGAAATAAAAAGAAAAAGATTAAATTGCTTTTATGTAGGTAATGAGGCTAGATTTACCCAGGTTCACTTAGAAGATTATATGAATGTTAGGAATCTAGGAAAGACCACAAGGGAACTTCAACTTGAAGCAGAAAAGGAACAATTATTAGAAGTAATTAAAACTAAGGATCAGGTAATAGAAAGCATTAAAAACGTATTACTAAAAAATATATAGGAGGTCTAAGCAATGGAAAGAAAATCATTAGATACAACAGAAATATTATCAATAGATTTTAATAAATATGAAGTATTAATGTTAGATAAAGTGTTTGTTTCACTTAAAAATGCAAAGGTAGCTGTTGTAGAAGATATGATGAATATAATTTTAGAGGTATTTGTTGAAAACAGTTGTATCGTTCGCAGCTTTTACAACAAAGGAAACAAGCTAAGGATCGAGGAACTTGATGATAATTATTTAGTAATTTCGAAAATGGAGGTCTAAATAATGAATATTAAGTACCTAAAATATTATGTACAAAAATGCTTAAGGAATGGTGTTGAACCAACTTGGAAATCCTTAAGGCTTTGGTATGAAACTACAAATATAAGTTTTTAGTGATAGGAGGGACAGGCTTGAAAATAATATTTGATAAAAAGCTTTTTAAAAGACATGCACCTAAAAAGATACAGAAGGTACTAAGTCATCATGTGGATTTGATAGATGGAAAAGAAGTTAGCTTTGAAGGAGAAGAAGGCTTTGGAACTTTAGAATATGAATATGAAGGACAAAACTGTGAGTTGTATCCGATTCATCGAAATTGGTGCAGAGAGGAGGTGTAGCAGTGGAACACGCAGGAATGGTTAGAAGAGTAGATGAGTTAGGCAGAGTTGTAATACCTAAAGAAATTAGAAGGACTTTAAGGATTAGAGAAGGGGATCCATTGGAGATTTGTACTAATTCAAAAGATGGAACAGTAACTTTGAAAAAGTATCATCCTGAAAAGGTATTTGATTTTAATGATGAAGAATTGGAGGAAATTATAGCAGCACTTAATTCAAAAATTAAGATGATAGATATTGCCTTAGCTTTTCAGGATAGAGAAGATGCGCCACAGCTAATCGAAGATAAAAATCTAAAATATAAAGAATCAAGATACTTATGTAGAACAATAATCAATAAAATTAAGGAAGTTGTAGAGGAGGTGTAATAGGTGGATTACAAAGTAAAATGCCCATATTGTGGATTTGAAAATAAAGTATATGTGGGTCATGATTTTTATCTTCCTAAAGAAGTCATTACTTGCGATATTGACGAGGGAGGATGTGATAAGGATTTTGTATTAAGTGTAGATAAGAAAGTTATATTAAAGACTTTTAAAATTGAAGGGGAGGAATAAATCATGACTAAATGTTTTGCAGATGATGGAACTATATGTACAGCTTTGAAAGTAAAAGAATGTAGAGGTTGTGCTTTCTTTAAAACAACTGAACAGAAAATTAAAGATGATGAAAGAACTAAGAAAAGATTAGATTCTTTAAAAGATAAGACTGTAAATACCTATTTTTAAAGAGGTGATTATGTGATAGATGAAGTTATTAAAGAAGCAGCTAAGATTATGAGGGAAAACCCATCAATGAAATTTTATGAGGCATTAATTGAAGCAAAGAAGCTTTTGAAAGAAAAAAGCTCTCAGGGACTGCCATCCCAAAAGAGCAATTAGAAAAACATTTATTTATATCATTATATCAGATTGGAGGAAAAATATACATGGAAACTGAAAAGAAATTAAAATACATGCTAGATGAAATTGTAGAATTAAATGACATTATTAAGAAAGGCAAAGAAGCTATGGAAAAAAGGAATAGATTGAGAAAAGAAGTGTCGAATCTTATGGGAAATTATATGGAGGTAGTAAATGAATTGTCCTAAATGTAATAGAAAAATAGATATAAAGAAAAATCAAACTGTGGATTGTAGGTGTGGAGCTAAACTATTGGCTACATTAGTTAAAGGAAATTTAGAAGTATTTGGTTTAAGAAAGGATGGTAAGTAGATGGAAGATAACTTATTAGTAAAAGAAACCTGGAAAATAGAAAATGATGATGATGCAGAGTGGTTAATTGAAAAATACAATGAAGATTTGATAGAAAAAGCTAGATACAGGATGTCATTAGAGAATAAAGTTAAGGATCTGATGGACAAACTAAATAAATTAGATGAGGAAGAAAAGTATGCTATAGAAAAAAGAAATTCATATTTAATAGAATACTTTGAATCCATTGACGATAAGTTCAAGAAAAAAACTAAGACTCAAGAAAAATATAGACTTCCTTCAGGTGAGATTATAAAGAAATATCCTAATCCTGAATATAAGAGAGATAATGATAGATTGTTATCCTGGATACAAAAAAACAAACTAAATGATTATGTAGAGATAAAACAATCTCCTAAGTGGGGAGAACTTAAAAAAGTAACTAAAATTGTAAATGGACAAGTAGTTACTGAGGATGGAGAAATAGTTGAAGGGGTTGAAGTAATAGAAAAACCACCGGTAATGGAGTTTAAGGAGGTATGAAATACTATCTAATATTTATATGGGATTATGACGTATATGTGCATGAACATGATACTAAAGAAAATGCAATTAAGGATTATGAAAGATATAAGTATTCTGAATGTAAAGTTATATTAGCAAAAGGTAAGGAGCTCAATTGGGAGGTATAAGATGATTAAAATAGATGAAAAAGTTGATTTATCGAAAAAGGTATTAGAAATAGATATTGAAAGTCCAATATTTAATACCATGCTTCATGATCTAAATTTACAAATCAAAAGAGTTATAGAAAAAGTTTATGATGAGGAATTTGAAGTTGGAGAAATATCCTTGAAACTCAAGTTATCTATTAATGAGGATTATAAGACTTACCCTAAAGATGATGGATATGGAGGATTTACAGAAGAATCATACAGATATAGAAAACCTTATTTTGAACACCAAGTATCAACAACTCTAAAGAAACAATATAAACAAGAGGGAGTATATACCGAAGAAAAAGAAGTTAAATTTGAAAACGGCCAATACTATGTAGTTCCAATAATAGAACCACAGACTAGTTTATTTGATTAGGAGGTATAAGTATGGTTTTACAAATTACAAAAGCAACTGACATAAAGACATCTAAAGGTACTTACTTAATTTATGCACCACCAGGAATGGGAAAGACATCAAGTTTAAAATATCTTCCAGGTAAGACTCTTGTTTTAGATATAGATAGGACAACCAAGGTTCTTAAAGGTTGTAAAAATATAGATATAGCAGAAGTAGATAATATTAATACCTGGGGACATTGGGAAAAACTTGTTGTGGATCTGTACGAAAACTACAGAGGAAAATATGACAATATTGCAGTTGATAATGTTTCAGAATTAGAAAGATGTATATTATCTGATTTAGGTAGACAAGGAAAAAATAAAGGTGTTCCAGCTCAAGGAGACTACCAATATATGCAGTTTAAATTGGTAAATTCACTTAGATATATGAAGAATCTTGATTGCAATATTATTTGGACAGCCTGGGAAACTACGGATTTATATCAGGATGCAAATGGACAACAATTTAATAGATCCTTCCCTCAGATTAACGGAAAAATTTTAAATAATGTACTTGGACTATGTGATGTGGTTGGAAGGCTTCTCATTAATTCAGAAGGTGAAAGAGGATTTATGTTATCAGCTACCAATTCCACATATGCTAAAAATCAGTTAGATGATAGAAAAGGTTGTCTACAGTCAGAGTTAATTTTGGTAGGTGATGCAGTTGCGACAACTAAGGCCGTATCAAATACAACTGCTAAATGAAACTAGACAAGCTTATTTGCAGGGATATAAAAGTCCCTGCATAGTTTCCCCTTGTGGAAGTGGAAAATCTGTAATGATAGCTGAAATTGCCAAGAAAACCATCTTAAAGAAAAATAGAGTTTTATTCTTAGTTCATAGGAAGGAACTTAAAGAACAGATAGCAGATACATTCAATTGGTGGGGAGTAAATACAGATTATGTAGAAATAGGTATGGTCCAAACAATAGTTAGAAGACTAGAAAAGACTATCATACCAAATCTTATCATAACTGATGAAAATCACCACTCATTGGCAAGTAGCTATAGGAAAATTTACGATTGCTTTCCTAGTGCTAGGCGAGTAGGGTTTACAGCTACTCCTGTAAGGTTAAATGGTGGAGGATTGGGAGATGTAAATGATGTGTTGATTGAAGGCCCTACGGTTACAGAGTTAATTGAATGGGGGAACTTAGCACCATTTAAATATTATGCTCCTGAAATAATTGATACTTCTAAATTGAAAATTAGAAGAGGGGAATATGTAGCCAGTGATATAGAAGATTTATTTCAAAGTAAGGCTATTTGGGGTGATGTAGTAAAACACTATAAAAAATTATCAGATGGTAAACAGGCTATATGCTATTGTTCTAGCATTAAACAATCAAAGAGAATGGCAAAGGAATTTAATGATAATGGAATAGTGGCCAAGCATATTGATGGCGAAACTCCAAAGGCTGAAAGAGAGGTTGCAATAGAATATTTTAGACAAGGTAATATTATGATCCTATGTAATGTAGATTTAATTTCAGAAGGATTTGACGTTCCAGATTGTAATACTGCAATACTACTTAGGCCTACACAATCCCTCTCCTTATACATTCAGCAAGCAATGCGACCTATGAGATATAAAGAAGGTAAGACAGCTATAATAATCGACCATGTAGGCAATGTAGGTAGATTTGGTACACCTGATATGGAAAGAGATTGGAGCTTAGAACCAAAGAAAGGATCTAATACTACAGTTAAGGAAGAAAATCCAGTAAAGCAATGTATGGAATGTTTTTATACTGTTAAGAGAAATACAATAGTATGTCCTGAATGTGGTTATGAATTTAAAGCAGAGGAAAAAGAAGTTCAGCAAGTAGAAAGTGAATTAGTAGAGGTAGGTTCATTTCAAGGATTTACTACTGATTATAGGGAGCCTAAAGACTGTAAGAATATGGGGGAGTTATATCAGTTAGCCAAGAACAAAGGATACAAACCAGGATGGGCCTACTATCAAGGAAAATTAATGGGATTTATTAAATAGGAGGTTTAAGTAGTGTATGAAGATATTGTAAAAGCAAGAGAAGCATTAGATGAATTAATAAAATTAAAAAACACTGGCAATATCATTAATGTTGGTGATTATATTGATAGTTTAGATGAAAAAACATGTAAGCATGTGTTACGAATGGTTGCTTACGGTAGTTATAAAGATTTTACAAATGAGGAGGAATAATAAATGTTTACAATAAATCATGATGAAGCAATGGATACAAGTGTAATAGAGGAAGGGACTTATGAGGTATTAGTGGCAAAGGCTTTTGAAGATGTATCAAAAAATGGATCTATATTTATAAATTTACACTTAGTAGTTAGAAATGATGTAGACCAGAAATACAAAAATAAATATATATTCGCTAGTATTTGGCAGAACAAAGAGACAGGACAGTATCATTCAGGAATGATAAATACAGTTGCAAAGTCCTTAAAAATAGAAAATGGAAAGAGATTTAATAGTTTACAGGAGCTATTAGATGATTTTCTTAATAAAACTGCTAGGGTTACGGTTAAACATGAGGAATATAATGGAAAAGCTTATGAAAGAGTACAGTCATGGGAACCGAGTAGATTTAATACATGTAATCATGTGTTCAAAGAAAGTCAAAATACAGGTACAGGAATCAGTGGATTCTATCCAGTGGATAATGATGACATACCATTTTAATATAGGGGAGAGAATTCTCCCCTTTTGCATAAAGGAAGTGATAGATATTGTATGAGAATATACCTCAAGAATTAAAAAAATTGAAACAATGGGTTTGTTGGAGATTTGAAGAGAGAAACGGAAGAAAAACAAAAACTCCTATAAATGCTAAAACAGGTGGATATGCACAATCTAATAATCAAGCTACATGGGTTGATTTTAATACAGCAGTAAAAGTATCTAAGAATTTTTCAGGTATTGGTTTTATGCTAGGAAATGGGATATTTGGAATAGACTTAGACAATATGGATGACGAAATAGAAAAGTATAAAAATAGTGATGAAGATAATATTATATCTGAATTTATACATGGATTAGGCAGTTATGCAGAATACTCTCCAAGTGGAAAAGGAATTCATATTATATGCAAAGGAAAACTCCCTTCAGGAGGAAGGAGAAAAGGAAACTTTGAATTTTATGAAAACGGTAGATTCTTTACAGTTACAGGAGATATAGCAAGTGAATATACAGAAGTTATAGATTGTACTGAGACGGTTAAATATCTACACAGTAAATATATAGGTACTCCAATGGTTACTCAAAATAGAGAAACCAATAACATCGGAAATTTGGATCTAGATGAGCAACAAATAATAGATATAGCTTTAAAATCTAAGCAAGGACAGGCATTTAATACTTTATATCAGGGATTTTGGGAAGGACTATATCCTAGTCAATCAGAAGCAGATTTAGCTTTTGCAAATATGCTCGCTTTCTGGACCGGCAGAGATAAATTTAAGATGGATTCTATATTTAGAAAGTCAGGACTCTTTAGACCTAAGTGGGATTCTAGACGAGGAGAACGGACCTATGGAGATTATGTACTGGATGCAGCCATGAGGGATTGCAGGGAAGTTTTTACACCAGGGCATGGTGTAGAAGATTATGGAGTTGTTATTCTAGATAAAGAAATTAAAAAGTATGCTTTTGATGATACAGGTAATGCTGATAGGTTTGTTGACAAATTTAGGAATAGAGCAAGGTACAGTTATATAGATAGAGGTTGGTATTTCTATAATGGTCGAAAATGGGAATTTGATAATTTAGGACATGTTAAAGGCCTTACTGAAGATGTCATTAATGATATGAAATTAGAGCTTGCATATTGTAAAGATGAAGAAGAGGAAAAAGCTTTCTTTAAGCATCTTAAATATACCAGAAACAATAGAGGAAAAACTAATATGATGAAGGAATCAGAGCATAGATTATCAATTTTACCAAATGAATTTGATAAGGATAAAGACGTTTTTAATGTTATGAATGGAGTAATTAGTTTAAGAGATGGAAAATTATATAGCCATGACTATGAGAGATATTTAAGTAAAATGAGCTATGTAGAATATACAGATAAAATTGATACTCCAATGTGGATAGAATTCTTAAATCAGATATTTGGCAATGACCAAGAACTTATAGGCTATATCCAAAAGGCAGTAGGGTATTCCATGAGTGGATCTACAAAGGAACAATGTGTATTTTTCTGTTATGGAAATGGTAGGAATGGAAAGTCTACATTCTTAGATATTATATCAGAAATTATGGGGGACTATGCTACCAATATACAGCCAGAGACTATTATGGTCAATAGACAAACTGGAGGAGCAAATTCAGATATAGCAAGACTAAAAGGAGCTAGATTTGTAACCACAGTAGAACCGAACCAGGGAGCGAGAATTAATGAAGGATTATTAAAGCAATTAACTGGTGGAGATACAGTTACAGCTAGGCATTTATATGGTAAGGAATTTGAGTTTGAAGCAGAATTCAAATTATGGATGGCCACAAATCATAAGCCTATTATCAGAGGTAGGGATTTAGGTATTTGGAGAAGGATGCATTTAATACCATTTACTGTAGAGATTCCAGATGACAAAGTAGATAAGAATCTTAAATATAAGTTGAAGAAAGAACTTACTGGAATTCTAAATTGGGTAGTTGAAGGCTGCATCAAATGGCAGAGAGAGGGACTAGAAATGCCCAAAGCAGTAGAGGATGCAGTTAAGGAATATAAATCTGAGATGGATGTTATTTCAGCCTTCTTAGAAGATTGCACCATTCAAGGACCAGGAGATGTAAAAGCTAGTGAGCTATATAGAGCTTATTCAGAATGGGCAGAGCAAAATGGAGAATATAAGATGTCAAATACTATGTTTGGTAAAGAAGTAGGGTTGAGATTTGAGAAGAGAAAAACCAGAGGAGTTAATGTTTATGAAGGAATTAGGTTATCAGCTGAACATGAAGAATACCAATTAAGAGGAAGATTATTCAATAATTAAGGGAGGGTTAGGGAGAGTTTACCTCGAATTCCATAAACTTTTATATATAATTTTCTCCTATGGGACTTTATATATAAACCTTCCAACTATCCCTAAGTATCCCTAAGTAAGTAAAATACTATATTATATATAAATATAAAATATTATGTAAACTACATTACGTAAACTAAAGGGTGATTTAATGAGAGAAAAAGATATTCAAAATGAAATACGTCTTGCTTTGAATCCATATGCAGTAGTTTTTAGGATTAATGTCGGTACCTTTATGAGTGAAACGGGACAATTTGTTTCTACTGGAGTACCAAGGGGTTTTTCAGATTTATTTGGAGTAAGAAAATCAGATGGTAAAGCTTTTTTTATAGAGGTTAAGAATGAAAAGGGAAGGACTTCTAAGTATCAAGATAATTTCTTAGAGCAGATGAGAAAGAATAATGCTATCGTGGGGGTGGCAAGATCAGGTGAGGAGGCAATTAGAATTATTAAAGAAGGAATATAATATTGCAATTGCTAGATTTCATAAAATGGAAAAATGGTGTGATACTGCAACTATTGAGGAGCAAGAGAAGAATTTTAAACATATAGTGGATGTCATAAATAATTGTAACAAGCTGTTAAATGAAATTAAGAAATATGATGAGTTTGTAACTGATAATGAAATATTGAACGGATTTAAATTACTGTCAAGTTAAATATGAGTATTTTACAGATATTAGAGAATCAATGAAAGTTGCCAGCAAGTTAAAGGAGTTGATGTAGTTGTTTAGTTATAACGTAGCAGAGGCAATACCTTATAAAAACTTTAAAGAAATGATAAATATAGTTAGTCAGGAATTAAAGAAAAATCGTTATGTTGAAGTTTGGGGCAAGTTTATTTATTCAGCGGAGAAATGGGAGGAGAATGGTAAGGTGGTGTAATTATTGTTAGATGAAAGAATCAGTAAAATGATTGAAGATAATATAAGATTAGTACCTTATATAGTTCATAAAAGTTTTAAGACAGATATTGCAATAGATCCTAGTTTATTAGATGAATATATAAGTGTTGGTAATTTAGCACTTATAGATGCGTGTAAGGGTTTTGACGAAAGTAAAGGCTTTCAATTTGCCACTTATGCAACTTCTGTAATTTGGGGAGCTATACAGAAATTCAGAAGAGACAAAAGAAAAGTTATAAGACTTCCACGTAGACTTCATAAGGCAGGAACGGAATATTTTAGAGGAATTAATGAAAATAAGGATATTGATACAGTTTGTGAAGAGACGGGAATCTCCAGAAAAGATATTGAGGAATACTTAGCAACTAAAGACATAGTTAATTTGGATACCCCTATAGAGGATTCGGAAGGTTCTAGTTTTACCAGATTAGATATGTTAGCAGATGAGTGCAATATAGAAGAAACTGTAATAGAAAATATGAAATATAAAGAAAAGATGGAAATCTTAGAAAAAATCCTTAGTGATAAAGAACTTAAAATTGTAAAATTAGTTGAGTTGGGAATATATAGACATAAGGATTTAGCTAAGGAAACGAACTTAAGTCAATCCTATATTAGTAGAATTCTTAAGAGATTAACTGAAATGGTTGGACCAGCTGTTGAAGAATACCATTCAGGAAAAATATCGTGGAATGAACTTTGTAAAAAATTGAATATCAAAGAAAAGAGGGAAACTCAAATGCCTAGCGGTGTGTTTTTCGATTCAATATGTATTGCATTAAAAAATAAATTCAAGAGTGTGGATACTGAGATTACAAAAACAACAATAATTGAGAAGCTGAGGGAACTAGGAATTAATGAAAATTCTTTAACTGAAAATCAAATAGATAAGCTATTAAATGAATTGGAGGTTTTGAATGTGAGAAAATTTGAAAAAGAAATAAATGCATTATGTAAATGGTTGGTAGATAATCCGGGAGAACAACTTAATATGGCCGAAGAATTAAAAGAACTCGGAATGTCAAAAAGTCATATTAGTTATTACAGAGGAACTATTAGAGATAAAATAGTTGAAAGATTGAAGGATAAGGGATTAGATATTAGGGAAATTCCTTATGGAGCTAAAGGAACTAGATTAGTACTATATCCGCAGGAACAGCCTGTAGAGATAAAAGAAGAACCTGTAATAGCTGCAGAGGAAACTGAAAAACCATCAGATAATATATTATTTGATATTGAGGATATGCCACTTAAAGATTATAACTTAGAATTTGCAAAGGCATTACAAAAATCTTTATCAATGCTTACTATACTTGGGAAATCAGCAGTATTAGATATTAAAGTAAGAGAGGTTAGCTAATTATGGTAATAAGGATAGTTATAGCAATATTAGTGGGAATGTGGATAGGAGTAAAAGTGCAAAGTGAGTTTATGTATATAGCCGACAACGATTTTGATAAAAAGCTAGAATTTTTAGAAGAGATGACAAAAGCGGTTGAAAAAGGGCATAATAGATTGAATAGTATATTGGAGGGTTATAGAGAATGCTTTGATATCTATGGACAGGCATATAATAAATTAATAGATGAAAATGTGAATTTAAAGAAGAAATTAAAAGTTTATGAATAGAGGGGGACAGGTAAATGTTAACAGAAGAACATAAAGAAAAAATAAAATACCTTAATCAATATAAATACTTAAATAGTGACATAGATAGAAAAATTAAATCACTGGAAGATTGGAGAAATAAAATATTTAATGTTACTGGTACTCTATCCGACATGCCAAGAAACCCTAATCGTGTTAATACCATTGAAGAAGGTGTTGCAGCAATAGATGAAATAGAAGCAAACATTAATAAATATATTGATGATTTGGTGAACTTAAGGGCAGAAATTGAGAATAAAATTAATGGGGTTCAGGATATTAAGCTTAGAGAACTTTTAAAATGTAGATATTTGGATTGCCAAACATTTGAAGAGATAGCTTATAAAAAAGAATTTAGTTGGAGATGGGTGCATACTTTACATGAAAGAGCCTTAGATAAAATTATTTTAGATTAGTTCATTGAAGTTCATATTATATTTGTGATATGGTTAAGATGTCAGAAATGTAAAGTAGCCAAAGGATTATGAGTAATACCAAAAAACTACAAAAACCCCTTTTATTAGAGAAATAACTTGCTTAAATTAGTGGGTTATTTCTTCTATTATGATATAATTATGGTAAATAATGGGAAGGGGTGCAAAAATATATGGCTTATATTGTGAGCTCATCTGAAAAATTACAGAAATCTGCCAATGAAGCGCCGAAACTAAAGCATTGCTTTATTTAATGAGTTTTAGAGAAGATAGTGACGAAATTCATTATTTTATTATAGATTTTTTAAATGATGTAACAGGAATGAATAAAAAAGCTAATAAATTGTGGGATTTGCAGTCAAAAGGAGCAAAAGAATCATATCCAAAAGAAGTTGGAAGAGAGTTAGTGACATTATATAAGAATTACATAAGTGATTTTGAGTTCTCTTGTTACATATTATTTTTAGGTGGGGTGTCACAAAGTTTTAGAAAGGATAGTAGTATAAATAATTTTGGAATAGGAAATATCAGCGGCGAAGCTATTCTAAGATTAAAAGAAGGGCTTAAGGATGAATGTAGTAAAAAAAAATACATAGATGATAGTAAAGTTGATGATGATAGTATAGAGGAATTTTTAAAAAAAGTTTATTTTGTTATAGAAAGTAAAGATAAGAGTGAATATGTAAGAAATATAATTAAAACTAATTCGAATATAATTCCAAATGATGAAGTTTTAATTGGAATATTTAATGAAATAAAGAAGGTACAGTCTAGTAAAAAGAGCTTAAATGTTGTAGAAGGTATAAAGTTAGAAGAATTAGATGAAATTCCAAACTATGGTAGGCATTTGACCTCTACTGAAATAAAAATGTTAGTATTAAATAGACTCATAAATCAAGAAGTTATGACAGCAAATATAACGCCTTCATTTATAAATATATATAATACCTTTCCAGAGGGAGAAAAAGGAAATATGTTGGAGGATTGTCAACTAAATTTGTCTGCAGCATTATTTAATGTAAACTATAAAAAAGAATTTTGGGAGTTATTTGAAGATATATATAATAATGTCTTAATGAATCCAAAAGATACAGTAGATCAAATATATAGAAAGTTGAATGATACAATTTTAGAGTTTGATATAATCGCATTAAAATATTTTATAGCTCTTATAAAGGATGGGATGGAAAAATGATAATAAAATCTATTTATATTGGGGATATGGAGGAAGCATTTATATATAAAGGATTTAAAAATGGAATTAATATAATTTTTAGTGATGATAATAATAAAGGGAAAACTATATTGATACAATCAATAATGTATTGTTTAGGAAATATTCCTGCATTTCCTAAAAACTTTGAATATCAAAAATATTATCATGTATTACATTTAGAGCAAAAAGGAAATTTAATAAAAATATGTAGAAGAGATAAAGACTTTATAATAAAAAAAGATGGAAGATATTATTTTTTAAACAGTATTTCAGAATTTAAAAATTATTGGAATAAAAATATTGAAGAGCTACCAAAAATAAATAAAAATGGTAGGTTACATATAGTGAATCCAGAATTATACTTGCAATTATACTTTATTGGCCAAGATAAAAAGATGACAGATAATATAGTCAATGGAGGATTTTATAAAAAAAATGATTTTTATGAATTACTTTATTCCATGGCAGGTATAGGAATGGATGAAGAATATTTGGATAAGAAGGAAATAAAAATAAGCATATCAAAAAAAAATGAAGAAAGAAAGCTACTATTAAAAGAGAATAAAATACTCAAGGATAATAGTGATGCAATAAAAATGTTAAGTTATGCAAGTGATAGACGAAATTTGGAGAATAAATTAAAAGAAATAGATAAATTGAATGATGATATATTGGAACTAAAAAAAGAAAGAAATAGAGTAATGGTAAGGAAAAGTAAAAATGAGAAAGCTATCGAAGAACTGAGGTCTTTAAATAGAACAATAAGTGTGGGTAGAGTTGAATGCATGGATTGTGGCTCAAATAACATTGTTTACAACAGTTGTAATTCTCAATTTAGTTTTGATATATCTACAACAGAGATACGTAATAATATATTGGAAAGTATAAGTGAGAAAATAGATATGTATAGTGAAGAAGTGGATATATTAACTGAAGAGATAAATAAAAAGCAAAAAGAATTGAAAGTAAGTTTAGAAATAGATGAAGTTTCCATAGAAGCTTTACTAATCATGAAGAAAGAAATGGATGGAACAGAAGAAGCTGATAAACGAATAATTAAAATAGAAAAAGAATTAAAGGAATTACAATTAAAATTGGATGAAAATAGGGCTTCTTTAAATGATAATGAAGATAAACGTAATAAATTAATAAAAGATATAGTTGAAAAATTAAATGACTTCAATAAATTTATTGATCATACTAAAAAGGAAGCCTATGATGATATATTTACAAAACGAAGTGAAATATATTCAGGAAGTGAAGCAACAGAGTTTCAGCTAGCGCGATTATATGCATTTCAAAAAATATTAAATCATAATAAACCAATAATTATAGATTCATTTAGAGCAGAAGATCTGTCTTCTGAAAGAGAAGATAAAGTTTTAGAACTCTATAAAAAACTTGAAAATCAGATTATTTTTACAACAACTTTGAAAAGGGAAGAGTCAAATAAATATAATAAAAGTAATGGTTTTAATAATATTGATTTTAGTATAAATAAAACATATAAGATGCTTTCTAAAGACTATTTGGAAGAATTTAAAATAGAACTTGAAGATATGATGGTGTTAATGAAATAGTAATTTAAGAGCCAACAAGGCTCTTTTTTCACGCAATAAAACTAGGAGGTGGTATTAAGTGAAGCTAACACCAAAGCAGAAAATATTTGTTGATGAGTACTTGGTAGATCTTAATGCTACCAGGGCATATAAAGCAGCAGGATATAGGGTTAAAAGTGATAATGCTGCAGGAGTAGAAGGGCATAAACTACTAAGAAACCCTAAGATTGATTTATATTTAAAAGAAAAGATGAAAGAACGAGAAAAACGAACTGAAATCACTCAAGATAAGGTACTCAAAGAGTTAGCAAAGATTGGATTTGCGAATGCTACAGACTATGCAAGAGTTGTAGAGAGGGAGTATATAGAGCAAGTAAAAGATGAAAAGGGAAATATAATAAGTGAAATACCCAAAACTTATAAAACAGTTGAGCTTGAGGTAACAGATAAATTAGATACAGATAAGCAGGCAGCTATAGCTGGAATAAAACAAGGTACAAATGGAATTGAAGTAAAATTAAATGATAAAGTAAAAGCTTTAGAACTGATTGGAAGGCATCTAGGAATGTTTACTGATAAGATGGATGTAACTGTTGAGAAATCGGAAAAACTAACAGATATAATAGATCAACTTGGTGGTGAGGGACTTGACGAAGAAGAATAAGTTTCCCTTGTCACAGAAATATATAGACTTTATTAATACCACAAAAAAAGTGGATGCTGATTTTCTAGAAGGTACTACAGCCAGTGGAAAAACTACAGTTGGTGCTGGTGTTAAATTTATGCTAATGGTAAGTAAGAGTAGTAAAAAACTACACATCATAGCATCTAAAACTACAGGAACAGCGGAGAAAAACATCATTCAGCAAGATAATGGGATCCTGGATATTCATAAAGGTAAAGCGAAATATTACGGTAATGGAGATAAGGACTACAAGATTCCACATATAAAATTTGAAGATAAAATAATATTTGTCTTAGGATATGATAATAGGGATAAATGGGAATTAGTATTAGGATCTCAATTTGGATGTGTTTATATAGATGAGATTAATACAGCTAATATAGATTTTGTAAGAGAGATTTCAACTAGAAATGAATACTTAATGGCAACATTAAATCCTGATGATCCAAACTTACCGGTATATAAAGAATTCATTAATAGGTCCAGACCATATAAAAAATATGCTAAAGATGTACCAATTGAAATAATGCAGGAGTTAAAAGAAGAACCAGTACCAACATGGAGGTATTGGTTTTTTACATTTAATGATAATCTTAGTTTGACTAAAGAGGATATAGAAAAAAAGAAAAGGTCAGCTCCTAAAGGTACCAAGCTATATAAAAATAAGATACAAGGATTAAGAGGTAGAGCTACAGGATTAATATTTCCTAATTTTACTAGGAAGAACAATGTCAGGTCCATTGATTGGCTTAAAAAGAGAATGGCTGATAAAAAGGATCCATTGAAGTTTGTACATTTCTCATGTGGAGTTGATACAGCTTATTCCCAAGAAAGTCCTGATACTATTAGTTTTATATATCAAGGAATAACTGACAAAGGGCAATTAATTATCTTAGATGAAGAAGTATATAACAATGCTGATTTAGAAATACCTTTAGCTCCTTCTGATATTCCTCCAAGGCTAATAGCTTTTTTAGAGAGGAATAGAAAAAGATGGGGATTTGCAAGAGATGTATTTATAGATAATGCAGACCAAGCAACCATTACAGAACTTAAGAAATATAAAAGGCAGCATGGATGTGTGTATAATTTCCTTAATGCTTACAAGAAAGTAGAAATTATAGATAGAATCCATCTTCAATTAGGATGGCTTAATGTTAATGAGTTTAAGGTAGAAGCTGATTATATAGTATTGGACCATTGCGTGTATCATATAGGAGAATTAGAAAGTTATAGCTGGAAAGAAGATAAATATGAGCCTGAGGACAGAAATGACCATACAATTAATGCTAGTCAATATGGATGGATTCCATTCAGAACCAGGATAGGAATAGGAGGATAAATTATGGGATTGAAAGAGGTGATAAAGAATATGGCAATGAAATTACTAAACATACAGCCTGCAACAGATAATTCAATATCTATCAAAGAGCCTTTAAGCCATGCAGGGACAGTGCTAAGAAATAGAATTTGGTATCGTGGCGATCCTTCTGAATTAGACCAATTTTTTAAGCAGACTGCAACGGATGATGTAGGAAAGAGTAGGTTTTGGGCAGCAGTACCTTCAGCTGATTCCAGCATTAGAAAATTCCATAGTGGATTACCTGGTGAAATAGTAGACAAGTTAGCCGATATTGTTATTTCTGACTTAGACAGTATTGAATTATCTGAACAGGATCTATGGGATGAAATAAGCCTGGATAATAAGTTCAGTGACGAAATATTAGGCGGAGCTATAAAAGATACTCTAATATGTGGTGATGGAGCTTTTAAATTAAGCGTAGATACAGAGATAACAGAATATCCAATTATAGAATTCTTTAGTGGATCAGATGTTGACTATAGATATAAAAGAGGTAGGCTCCAGGAGATTATATTTTATGCCTATTATACGAATGAGAAAGAAACCTATAGGTTAGAAGAAATATACGGTAAAGGATATATAGACTACAAGCTATACGATAAAAATAATAAGGAGGTACCTTTATCTAAAGTACCAGAAGTTAGTCACCTGAAGAAAGTTACATTTATAGGTGATTTTATTATGGCAGTGCCTATGAAATTCTTTAAATCTCCTAAATTTGAGAACAGGGGGAACTCTATATTTGAAAGAAAATCAGACAATTTTGATGCACTAGATGAAGTCATTTCACAATGGATAGATGCAATAAGAGCTGGCAGGGTCAAGAATTATATACCAGAGGACTTGGTGCCAAAACACCCTGACACTGGACACGCAATGAGACCTAATCCTTTCGACAATCAATTTATAAAGATAGCTACATCCATGAAAGAAGATTCTAAGGATCAAATAGACCAAGTACAAGCAGATATAAACTATACTGCATTTGTAGAAAGTTATGCTAATACCTTAGATATGTGTCTGCAAGGAATTATATCTCCTAGCACATTAGGAATAGACCTTAAAAAGACAGATAATGCAGAGGCCCAAAGGGAAAAAGAAAAGACCACTCTTTATACCAGAGGAAAGATAATCGATGTATTAGTAGAAGTTATTCCTTTACTGATAGATACAGTATTAAAAGTATATAACACTATGAAAGGGATTAATCCAGGAGAATATGAGGCAACCATTAACTTTGGTGAATATGCAAGTCCTGATTTTGATTCTACAGTTGAGGTGGTAGGAAAAGCAAAGACATTTGGAATAATGAGTTTAGAACAATGCATTGAGGAATTATATGGAGATACATGGACAAAGGAAGAAAAGATTTTAGAAGTTAAAAGAATTAGAGAAGGTGATTCCGTAATAGATGAACCTGCTGCATGGGTGGATAGGTATAATAAAGACAAACAAGAAGGTTCAGAAGATGATGTGATAGAAGATGAGGAATAAAAAACAGAAAGATGAAGCTTATAATATTCGTAAAATATATGAGCAGATGGAGTTGGAACTTATAGCTTCTATGAAAAGGAATCTATCCAGACATCAAGAGGAAGAACAAAAAGTAGGATTTAAGTTTGAGCAATGGCAAGGTGCTAAGCTAAGAGATTTAGAAAGGTTTAGAAAAGAGAATAGAAAAATCATAGATAAATATGACACAGAAATTAAAAACTCTATTCAGATAATTATTCTAAATACTTATAAAAATGCACAAGATAATGTTAATCGTTTTATAATGAAGATTAAAATCTTTATAAATAAGCTGACAAACAAGACCATTGATGATGTGTATGTTAAGTTCCCTGGTGATTTAGAACCCATTTTAAAAGACATTGAAAATTTTGCTTTAGATCCCCTTCAAGAAACTATTGAAAGGGTTTTAGAAAATGCCAGGATTTGGGAAGAAGCTCCAAGACCTATTGATGATGTTTTCTTTAAATCCAATGATAATAAATTTAATGCCTTAATGGAAACAGTAGAAAAAGATTTTAATGATGCCAATGTTGCAGTATTAAGGCGAATGGATGATGTATACAGACAAACGATATTTAGAGCTCAAGTACATTATAATACTGGTACAATTACATTGGATAAAGCTATAGATATGGCTACAAAAGATTTTCTAGAAAAAGGTATAGATGCAATAACTTATAGTGATGGCAAGAAGGTTAATATTGCTTCATATGCAGAAATGGCATTAAGGACTACTAACCATAGAGCTTATTTAATGGGTGAAGGTAAGAAAAGGCAAGAGATAGGAATACCCTTTGTAGTAGCATCAGCTCATGCAACAGCTTGTGAATTATGTGTACCATGGCAGGGCAAAATACTTATAGATGATGTCTATAGTGGTGGTAAAAAAGAAGATGGTCCTTATCCATTATTAAGTGAAGCTATGGAGAAAGGATTCTTACATCCAAATTGTAGGCATAATCTAAGTACTTACTTCCCAGGTATAACTACACTACCAAAAGTGCCAGATGAAGAAAAAGCTTTAGAAAACTATAAATATGAACAACAGCAGAGATATATTGAAAGGCAGATAAGAAAATATAAAAGACTGGCTGAAGGATCTATTGATGAAGAAAATCAAAAGAAATACCAGGATAAAGTTAAAGAATGGCAAACGAAACAAAGGGAACATCTAAAGGAGAATCCACAGTTAAGAAGAGCTTATAATAGAGAACAAAATAAAATTCCCGTTGTAAAAGTAGAAAATAATGATATACTAAGTAATAAGGAGTGGCTAAAGTCCACTTTCTCGACTGAAAAGAAATTTAATAGGCATCTAGAAAAGCATTTAGGAGAGTATGGAGATATTAATCCAGAAGAATATCTAAATACGGCTAGAAATCTATTGGCTGAACCACTAAGTGAAGACGTGGAAGGGTTTTCAAGTAAAGAAAACTTTGTATTTAAGTATAGAAAAAGTACAAATGATTTTGCTATAGGTAGAACCGATGGCAAAATTTCAACATTATTTAAACCTGATAAAAAATTAGAATATTGGAAAGAACAAATTGAATTGTTTAAGGATAAGGAGGGGTAAGCCCATGAGATGTCCAGTATGCAATAATGAGGTAGATATTTTTGATATTTGCGATAATTGCAATTACCAAAATAGTGGACCAAAAGAAAAATTAGACGGACCAGTAGGACCAAATAAAATGACATTAAGAGAGGCGAAAGAGGCCTATAAAAAAGGTGAAAAGATAATATAATCAAGCACTTACTAAGTAAAAATAGTGAGTGCTTTTATTATGCTTATTTTGGAGGTGATTTGATGGCTACGGCTACTCAGGTAACATTGATTATATGTTTAACTGTTATAATTTTATATCTGCTTGAAAGGGGAGGAAAATGAAGGTGAAGAATCTTGATGAAGCAATAAGAGATGCAGAGGGAAGTTTAGTTGAAGCCTGGCATAGGTTCCAACCAGATTTAGTTTTTGAAAAAGAATTTATAATAAATGAATATAACCAAGCAGAAAAGACGATCCATGTAGACTATGATAATCTCATTATCATGAGTGTTAAGCTAAAGAATGGATATATAGCAGTAGAGTATTGCATATGCAAGGATCCTAAAGAATTTGATTTAGAAAAAGGTGTTGAAATGTGTAAAGAAAAAATTATTAATCATTTATCATCAATATATCATTTTAGAACAATAGAAAACCCAGAAAAAATTAGAAAATGAGGTGAAGATCATTGACTTCATTAAGTAAATTACATGATAAATGTGAGAAATGCAAATACAAAAATGATTGCAATGAAAAAAGAATGGTAGCTTGTGCAGTAATGGAATTGCCGCCTAATATTGGAGCAAATATAAAAGCACCTATCAAAGAGAACATTGGTATGCCGATAGCTAGGGAGCATACTTCTATTACAATTAATATGGGCGAATATGGAACTGTAAATACTAGCTTGGAAGAATTAAGTAAAAGGCTAGAAGAAAATTTTTATAAACACTTAAGATGTGATTTTAATGAGACTTTATAGTAAAGTCTTTTTTTATTACCCTTTTTTAGTATTGTCAGGGTATAAAGAAACAAGAACCTAGAACTGGCACTGACCAGTATAAAAAAGTATGGAGGGATAAAAATGGATTGGATTTTAAAGTTAATTGAGAAACATACAAAAGATGGAGTATTAGACCAAGAGGCACTGATGAAAGATATTAACAAAGAGTTCCCTAATCATGCAGTACCTAAAGAGCAATATAACACATTGGCAGAAACTAAGAAGAAGCTTGAAGGTGATATTACAACTAGAGATAAACAACTAGAAGATCTAAAGAAAATAGATGCAGAAGGATTACAAAAACAAATTGAAACATTGCAGGAAGAAAATAAAGTAGCTAAAGAAACATATGAAAAGGAATTAAAGGGTCTTCAATTATCTAATGCTATTAAATTAGCTATAGCTGGAAAGGTACATGATGAGGATATAGTGTCTCAATTAATAGACAAAGAGAAGGTAATTATAAGTGATGATGGAAAGATTGTTGGATTAGATGAACAGATAAAATCTTTAAAAGAGAGCAAGACATTCTTATTTAAGGTTGATGATACAAATAACCAACAACAGCAAACAGGATTCCAAAAGATAGGAAATGAAACACCTAATAGTCCACAGGCAATGGAAGATGCAATAGCAGTTGCTTTTGGGAATACAGAAACAAAATAATTAAAGAAAGAGGGATGATTTATGAGTATTAATTATGCAGAAAGATTTGAAAGACAGATAGAACAACAATTTGCAAGGGAATTAACATCTGCTGATTTGGCAGCTAATAGAAGATATAATTTTATAGATGCTCAAACAATTAAGGTGCCTACCGTAACTTTAAGTGGGTATAAGGATCATGCTAGGGATGGATCTAAGAATAGAGGGACTGTAGGAAATACTTATCAAGCATTTTCATTAACCCATGATAGGGATATAGAATTCTTTGTAGATGAAATGGATGTAGATGAAACTAATCAAGTATTGTCAGCAGCTAATATCACAGCAGTATTTAATCAGGAACAAGCTATACCAGAATTAGATATCTATAGATATTCAAAACTGTATTCTGAGTTTGTAGCAAGTGGTGGGAAAGTTAACACAGAAACATTAACAGTAAGCAATATATTAACTGTATTTGATAAGATGATGGAAGATATGGATGAGGCAGCAGTACCTCAATCAGGAAGGATGTTAAAGGTTACGCCTCCTGTTTATACTATGCTTAAAAATGCTGAAAAGATACAAAGGTCAATAGATGTAAGTGGTGGAGCTAAAAGTATTAATAGGAATGTTAGGTCTTTAGATGAAGTTACTATAGTGACAGTACCATCTGATAGAATGAAAACTTTATATAATTTTGCAGATGGATTTAAACCAGGTGAAGGGGCTAAGCAAATAAACATGATGCTATACCATACATCAGCAATATTAGCACCTGTTAAAGTAGCAGATATTTACCTATGGAATAAGGGAGAAACTCCTGATTCTGCATTTGGTTACTTATACCAAAACAGAATGTATACAGATTTATTTGTAATTAAGGCTAAAAAAGATGCAATAGCTATTAATGCTGAAGCATAGGAGGGATATTATGTTTGCAATAAAAGATAATAGACAATACAAGATAACAGAGGATGAAAAGCAAAAATTTATTGATAGGGGATATAAAATAGCAGAATTAAAAAATGATAAGCTTGTATTTGAAGAAATAGAAACAGGAGAATCTAAAGAAATAGCAAAGCTAGAGGCAAAGGTTAAAGAGTTAGAAAAAGAATTAGAAGAAGCATTAAAAATTGATAAAAAAGAAGAGAAGAAAAAAGGAGAGGGCAAATAGCTCTCTCTTTTAAATTAGAGAGGTGAGTTATTTGGCTTATGTAGATTATAAATATTACAAAGATACCTATAAGGGCACTCTAGATGAAGATACAGCTACTAAGTTATTAGAAGAATCATCAGATCAAGTAGATAGACTGACATATGGAAGAATTAGAAAAAAGGGATTTGACAACCTTACAGAATACCAACAAGAATTAATTAAAAAATCAGTATGCTATCAAGCTGATTTTATCAATAGCTATGGTGAGTACCTTAATATGCCCATTGATGGATATAGTGCTGGAGGTATAAGTTTATCCTTTAGTAAGGATAATCAAGGTGCCGGTGGTGTTATAGCAGATAAGAGAACCTTAGATTATCTAAGCCAAACAGGGCTTACAGTTAGGAGGTTATAGCTATGAAACTTCCATTTCCTGATTGGCTATTAGTTACACCCATTAAGGTAATTGCAGAAATACCAGGAGAAGATGGAGTTGAAGAACATGAAATCTTCAATGGCAAATGTAATTTCAATGAAAAGAGTAAAACTGTAATTAATGCAGAAAGACAATTAGTAACCCTATCAGGCTCTTGTATATTCAAAGGTGATATTTATCCTAATAAACCTATAAAAGGCTACGTAACTCTATTAGATAGTGAAGAGAAGGAAACAGAAAGTAGACAAATATATAATTATAGGAAAATTCGTAATCCAGATGGAAGTATATATTCTACAGAATTGGACTTGATGTAATGGATGTTAAAGTAAACATTAAACTAAATCCAACAGCAATAAAAGCAATACAAGATGCTATGGTGAAATCTCTACCCCTTACTATGGAAGCTATGAAAACGGAGGTTAATAATATGCAAGTAATACCTAAGGACATAGGGAATCTGGAAGAGTCTGCAGTAGTAGGGGTAGAAAATGATAAAGGATTTTTAAGCTATAATACTCCTTATGCTAGAAAGCTTTATTATCATCCCGAATATGATTTCCGGCAAGATAAGAACCCTAATGCACAAGGTAGATGGCTAGATCCATTTGTCTATGGAGATAAAAAAGACTGGCTAACTAAAACTTATGGGATACTTTTAAAACAAAATTCAGGCGGGGTGATTAAATGACAATAAGTGATTTCAAAGATTGGCTAAAAACTAAAGTTGATTGCCCTAATTGGTTTACTGGTGGGCTAAGATCCATAGACCAAAAATCTATAGTAGTTTATAATGGCAAGGCTTTTATTAACCCTATGGCTATAGGTGGTATTCAAAACAGTTCTTATAAGGGGAAAGGCATAAGGATATTAGTACACTGGAATAAAAACATCAAAGAAAGCGAATTAAAAGCTCAAGAAATATATAATTTCATAAATGGGTTAGCTAACATAAAAATAGCAAATAAAAGGGTTATACAATTTAGAATGAGAGACACTGAACCTATCTATTTAGGTGTAGATGATTCAGGGATATTTGAATATGTGATTGATTTAGAAATTATACATGAAAGGTAGGTAATAATATGCCAAACTTAGGGGTATATCCAGTATTTGATCTGGATTTTAAAATTGGAACTAAAGGAAGAGCAAGTACTGAAGAAGATATGAAGGTTATTAAAGATATGGAAACATTCTCTCCTTCAATAGACGGCAATGTGGAAGAATGGACTCCAATGGATACTGAAGGATGGATAAGAAGGTTAATGACAGGGAAAGGATTTACTATTACCTTGAATGGAAAAAGGCATATAGGAGACCCAGGTAATGATTATGTAGCAGGATTAGCTTGGAAGAGTGGATTAGCTTGTTCAAGCGTGGCGGAAATAGGATTCCCAGATGGAGATAAACTGAAATTTGATTGTATAGTTAATGTAACTACACCATTTGGCGGAGATAGTACAAATGTATCAGGACTAGAACTTGAACTTCAGAGTGATGGTAAACCTGAATATATACCTGTAGGAGGTGAAGAATAATGAGTAAAATTATAGATATATCTGCTAAACTCACTAATGAAAGACCTAAGTTAAAGCTGGCAGAGGATAAAATATATGATATTGATGATAGAAAAAATACAATAATACTATTAAATCAAAAGATGGAAAAGTTAGATATGAATGATATAAATGCTATTGATGAAATGATATCTGTGGTTCTAGGTGAAGATGCAGCAAAAGAAATTAATGATATGAATTTATCTATTATGGCTTATCAATCTATTATGATTGCAATTATGGCAGCTGTAACAGGAGAGAAATACGAAGTGATGGAAGCTCGATTTCGGAGAGAAGAGGGTATATAAAGAGGACTGGTATGATATGTACGAAGATTGGGGGCTAATTGAAGCCTCTTTTACCGCTCAATATGGGATTAGGTTAAGAAATGAAAATGACATGTCTTGGAGTGAGTTTAGTACTTTATTATCTGGAATTATGCCTGAAACACCTCTTGGAAAAGTAGTATCAATTAGATCTGAAAATGATAAAGATGTCCTTAAGAACTTCACTAAAGAACAGCATAAACTTAGAAATGAATGGAGAAATAGGAATATAAAACAATTGATTTCAATGGATAAGAATGAAGCGAAAAGACAAGTAAAGATATTTCAGAATATGTGCAAAAAAGCATTTGGTAAATAATGCTAGTTAGCAATTGTATCTTCATCCTAAAAATAGTATAATGGTTTTAATATAATTGGGAGGGATGTTGTAATGACAGGTTATTGTGGTTTATGCCAAAGACCAGTTCAACCCGTAAAAAGAACTGGACCTGGGTTTTGGATATTATCTATACTAACTGGCGGAGTTTGGTTATTAACGTACTTCTTTAAAAAGAAAAGATATTGTCCGTTATGTAAAAGTAAATTGATGTAAAGATTTTAATTAAGCACTCTTTTGAAGGGTGTTTTTCTTATGCCTAGAAAGTTGGTGAGTAAATGGCAGAAAGTACAAGTGTAGGTTCTATACAATTAGATATAGAAGTAAATCATAAATCTTTAGATATAGAAATAAATAAGCTAGCTAAAAGTTTTAACAATAGCTTTAAAAGTATGTTTAGTGGGATAATGAGCCAAACAAATAAATTTGTTAAAGACTCTATAAGTGGAATTGGTCATAGTTTTAAAAATGTTGCTCAATCTGGAACAAGCTCTAGTGAAAGAGTATCTAAAAGTATAGAGAGGATGAATGCTCAATATGAGAAAACTCAGGAAGAGATAAGGAAGATACAAGAAGAATTAAACAACTTAGATGCACAAAGGGACGCTATAATTAATAAATATAAAGACCTCCCAGCGTTTTCAGGTATGAGTAAAGATGAAAGTTTGGAACAAATATTGAAATCTGATACAAAGTTTCAGAAAATCACATCTGAAATAGATAAACTTACAGCTAAAATAGGCCCTTTAACAGATAAAAATAAAAAATTAGCAGATGAGATAAAAAATGCAGGAGATGAGACACAAGAAACAGGTAAAAAAATACAGGATTTAGGAAAGAAAACTAATAAAGCAGGTAAAGATATTGAAAAAACTTCTTTAAAAACTAAATTATTTGGTAACGAGATGAAGGAAAGTGGAGTTAAGGCTGTTGGATTTGCTGCTATGATAAACAGATCCTTTAAATCTATAATAAGGAGGCTATTTATCTATAACCTAATTCTTAAAGGTATCAGAGGAATAATGAGTTATACAGGTGCGGCTTTAAAAACTAATAAGCAGTTTGTAAATTCATTAAATATAATAAAAACTAATTTAATGGTAGCGTTTCAACCTATATATGGCTTTGTTCTTCCTGCTCTTAATGCTCTTATGAAAGGAATTGCAACAGCAACAACTTATATAGCAGCTGCCATATCGGCATTATTTGGTAAGACCTATGAGCAATCTTTTAATGCTGCTAAAAACTTAGATAGCACTAAAAAGGCTATGGCTGGATATGGTAAAGCAGCTAAAAAAGCAGGTAAAGATGCTAAAGGGGCATTAATGGGATTTGATGAAATAAACCAATTAGATTTAAAAGATGATGCCAATGATGCAGGAACTCCTGAATTTGAAATGGAAGTACCTGAACTAGCTACTATAGCAACTCTTGGCGTTAAAGAGAAATTTGAAGAATTATCAAAGTTCGTAAGTGATTTTTACAATAACTGGGGAGTTAAAGATATTTTTGATGGGATTAAAGCAGGTGCTAAGTTAGTTAATTTTGACAGCATAAAAGAAAACTTTAAAATAGCATTTGAAGGTTGGAGCGAAATTGCACAATTTGCTTTTGAGAACCTACAACCTATTTTTCAATCTGGAGGAGAATTACTAGGTACAATATTCAAATACGGTATTGCTATGGCAGGAAATTTATTTGAGCCTATTGCCGAAGGCTTTGCTAATTTTACTCAAAATATGCAAGAACCCATCCAAAATTGGATAGCTGAGACAAGCGAGACGATTTCAAGTGGATTGAATAATCTCACAGAGTATTTTGAAATGGTTGGTTCCATGTGGCTATCAAGTATTAATAAATATAAACCTATCATATCTAAAGCAGTAGAAGATACTTTTACTAATGTAGCCAATACTCTAATGCTGATTGGGACGGTTTTTGCAGATACTTTTGAAATAATAACAGGAAGAGTAAAGGATTTTGTTGTCGAAAATCAAGATGAAATACAAAGTTTTATGGATAGCATATTTGGTATATTCACAGACATTTGGGGATTAATAAATGTTGTTTGGAATGACACTCTTGATGCTCTCTCAGAGTTTTGGGATGAATGGGGACAAGACATAGTAGATAGGGTAATGGGTGTAGCTCTAGATATATATGGTTGGTTTTTATACTTGTGGAATGAATTAGTTAAACCCATTTGGGACATGATGTTAGCTTGGATGAAAAAAATATGGAATGATAGCTTGAAAGATATCGTCACTGAACTATTAGGTTTTGTTGGTAGAGTAGGAGATTTAATCCTGACATTATGGGAGGAAATATTTAAGCCTTTATTAGATAAACTGATTAAATACCTTGTACCTATATTTAAAGACTCATTTAAAGAAGTGCTTGATATAATCGGTTCAACCGTTAATGCTATTGGTGGAGTAATAAATGGTCTTTTAAAGATATTTAACGGATTGATTGATTTTATAATAGGAGTTTTCACAGGTGATTGGAAAAGAGCGTGGGAAGGCGTAAGTAAGGTATTTGAAGGAATATGGGAAGGAATGGCTAATTTATTTAAGATACCGTTTAACTTTATCATAAGAGGGATAAACGAATTTATAAGAGCGCTTAATAAGATTAAAATTCCAGATTGGGTACCTGGAGTTGGTGGACTAGGTTTTGGAATTGAGGAAATACCTTACTTAGCACGTGGAGGAATTATTGACCAACCTACTTTAGCTATGGTAGGAGAGCAAGGGAAAGAGGCTGTAGTTCCTTTGGAGAACACTGCTTTTGTGGATACTTTAGCAAATGCCGTAGCAAACTCTATAGGAAATGTTATGGCAGCAATGATGGAATTTAGTGGAGGAATGAATAGTTCCAGGAGTGAAGGAGATTCCGAAGTCGTATTAGAATTAGATGGGGTTCAATTAGGTAGAGTCTTATTACCTTATATAAATGCTGAATTGCAAAGGATGGGCTTTAATCCTATTTTACAAATGGCATAATGGAGGTGGGAGTATATGGAATCAATTAAAATAGAAGGGGAATTACTCCCATCTTTTACGAGTTATGATGTGGGTATTCAGGATATACATGATGCTGCTGGAAGAAATGCAGAAGGTACAATGCTATTTGATATAGTAGCAACTAAAAGAAAAATAGACATGCAGTTTCAAATGCTTACCATAGAAGAACAAAGAAAGGTTTTAAGGTTACTTAATAAACCTTTTTTTAATGTAGAATATCATGATCCACAAGAAGGTATAAGTAATGGAATATTTTATGTAGGAGATAGAAGTTCATCAGGATTATATATATCAAATGGTCAAATGCTATGGAAATTATTGAAGTTTAATCTAATAGAAGCATAGGGTGGTGAGAAGGTGTATCCAGTGACAAACGAATTCCAAGAAAAGATTAAAAGAAAATTTGATAGGAGAGTATTTGGAAGAATAATTATAGATTATACAAGCGGAGAAATGGATCAAAGTGTAGAAGTTTTAACCAGCGGTAATGCCAATGTATCCTATCCCAACCAAGTAACTGACGGTATATCTTTAGTCGGTGCAAAATATGCTTCTTTAGACGGTAGCTGGAAGTTAAATGGTGATTATAGGCTAGCCTCTACTGATGGGAAAAGCCAAATGGGTTGGTGGAGTGATGCACTATCTAATAGTGATGGGAGTATTTCTGCTTGGATTGCTGTAAAATTTCAACCTAGACCTATTCACAGTTTGAAATTATCTGGTGATGATAAAAGGGGAGAGTATCCTGTAGACTTTGATATCGTCTTAAAAAATGAAAAAGGAGAAACACTCTTTATTGATACAATTCGAGATAATAATAAAGTCCATTGGGTCAAACAATTAGACGATGCAGTTACTCAAGTAGTTAGCATTGAATATAAGATTAAACGTTGGAGTCACCCATATAGACAGGCTAAAATATCTGAAATCTTTACCAATATTCAGGAAATTTATGAGGATAAAGACTTAATATCAATAGATTTATTAGAGGAAGTAGGCATTACTGGTGGCACTGTTTATGAAGGTTCTATAAGTTCTAATGAAATAAGAGTAAGACTAAATAATATTGATGGTAAATTCCATGAAGGTAACAAACAAAGTCCATTATATCAATTGCTTAAACCAGATAGGAGAATAAGGGCTGAATTAGGAGTTCAATTAGATAGTGGGCAAAAGGAATTTGCACCTCTTGGAGTGTTTTGGAGTAAGCAATGGAAATCCGATAGCAAGAAGGTATATGCCGAGGTAATTGGAAGGGATATGCTGGATAAGTTAATGGAAACAGACTTTAAGATGGAGTCACCTTTAAGGAATATTAGCTTATATGATTTAGCCTTAACGGTACTAAAAGATGTCGATATTACAGAGAAATATTATTGGATAGATAATGAACTTAAAGATTATATTGTTCCTTATGTATATCTAGAGGATAAATCGCATAGAGAAGTTTTGAGAATGATAACTGAAGCTTGCTTGGGCAGGACTTATTGTGATAGGCAAGGAGTAATTAGAGTAGAAGGTTCTATAGAGGCATCAAAGCAGTTTGAAGTTGAAGTATCAGAAAGGATAAATATATCAAAGGAATACCAGATTGTTGATGAAATAGAAGAGGCTTCTGGTAAGACCGCATCTTTAGACGGTAGCTGGAAACTAGGTGAATATGAATTAGTAGGTAAGGATGAGGATTACCAATTAGGTTGGTGGGGAAATCAGTTATCTAATTCACAATGTCTATTTAGTTCGCCCTATCCAAAAACGGCTATAAGTTTTTTATCTAAATCCATTAGCCAATTACTTGTAATCGGTGATGATAAAAGGTTAGAATACCCTGTGGATTATAATATATATATTTATAATTCAGATGGAGATCTAATTATCACAAAAGAGATAAGGGGTAATGATCAAATAGCAAGTCAAGTTAGGGTGTCAGAGAACCCTACAGATGCTATTAAGGTAGAATTAGAAATATTAAAATGGAGTCATCCTCATAGACAGGCTAAAATAGTAGAATTTATTGACATGCCTTTCGAATTAGGCATTACTAAGGCTGATTACTTTAAAAAACAAAACCCTTCAAATGAGAGAAGCTTTGCCAACTATATAGAGGTTATTGCTTCACCTTTAGATGAAGATGGGGAGGAATTAGACGAAGTACTTGTAATAGCTAAGGATGAAGAAAGTATAAAAAATGATAAACAATATACTTTAGCGTTCCCTAAAAACTATTTTATACAAACTAAGGAGGCTGCTCAAGATATTGCCGATAGGTTGCTAGAGAAATATAATAATCCTGCAGTAATCAGGGAATTGAAGTTAGATTGGAGAGGTAATCCAGCATTAGAATTAAATGACATAATATCTATAGAGGAATATGAGGAGATAAATAAATATAGAGTAATTAAAAATGATATAAAATACACTGGAGGGCTTAAAGCTACATTACAAGGAAGGAGGATAATATGATAGATTTAATAGAACCGAAGATAAACTGGAAAGCTAATGATGTGCCGACAGCTATAGATTTTAACAGGATAGAACGTAATACTTTAGTTATGCGAATAGTATGTAGTTAGGGGTGGTAAGATGGCTTGGCAAGAACCAAAAACCGATTGGGACATTAATCCCAAAAATCCTGGATCAGAGGATTTTAATAGAATAGAGGAAAATATTGCATATGCTATGAGCCTTGTTGTACCTGGTAAACAGATAGTTAAACAAGCTATTCTAGACAAAGGAGGAAATGTAATAAGTGAAGTGCCTACATTTCAAGAATTAGCTGATGGTGTTAATACAATAGTATCATCTGCAGGGATCACTGATGCAGTATCACCTGATGTCTTATATG